CTATGAGGATGACACCTCGCTGCGCGCGCGCCTGGTGCTCGCCCCCGAAGGCTTCTCGGTAGCAGGCCCGGAAGGCGCCTATATCTACCACGCCCGCTCGGCCGATGGCGACGTGCTCGATGCCAGCGCCACCAGCCCGGCACCGGGAGAGGTGCTGGTGACGATCCTGTCGCGCCTGGGCGATGGCACCGCCTCGGCCGAGCTGCTCGCCAAGATCGCCGCGCACGTATCGGCCGAGACGGTGCGCCCGCTCACCGACGCGGTGACGGTGCAGTCCGCCACCATCATCCCCTACCGGATCCGCGCCATCCTCACGACGTACAGCGGCCCGGACGGCTCGATCGTGCTCGCTGAGGCACAGCGCCGGGTGGAGGAATATCGCGACCGCCAGCACCGGCTGGGCCTCGACGTCACCCGCTCGGGCATCTTCGCCGCCCTGCATGCCGAAGGCGTCCAGAACGTCGTGCTGCCCGAGCCAGCGGCCGATATCGTCGTCGATCGTACCCAGGCTGCTTTCTGCACCGGCATCGACGTCACCTATGCGGGCATCGGCGAATGAGCGGGAGCCTGCTGCCGCCAAACGTCACCGCCCTCGAACGTGCGATCGAGGCGGCGACCGCGCGCGTCGGCGCGTTGCCGGTGCCGCTGCGCAGCCTGATCGATCCGGACACCTGCCCGCTCCCCCTGCTTCCCTATCTCGCCTGGGCGGTGTCAATCGACGCCTGGTCGAGCGACTGGCCGGAAGCGGTGAAGCGCGCCCGCGTGCGCCGCGCGATCGAGATCCAGCGGCACAAGGGCACCGCCTCGTCGGTGCGCGCCGTGGTGGAATCGTTCGGCGGCGCGGTAGCGCTGCGCGAATGGTGGCAGCTCGATCCGCCGGGGGAGCCCCATACCTTCAGCATGGCGGTGGAGCTGAGCGGCGGCGACGGCGCGCCCGCCACCGCCGCCTTTGCCGATGCCGTGATCAGCGAGGTGCGCCGCACCAAGCCGGTGCGCTCGCACTTCACCTTCACCCAGGGGCTCCGCTTCGGCGGCGCGACCGGCCTGATCGCCGTCGCCCGGCCCCTCGTCTTCACCCGCCTGACGCTCGCCGCCTGATCGGAGCCCGACCGATGACCACCGCCCTAACCCTCGCCGTCACCAATGCCGGCCGTGCCGCGATCGTCAACGCCGCCAAGGATGGCACCAACGCGGTTCGCATCGCCTCGGTCGGCGTGTCCGCAACCGCCACTACGCCGAATGCCGGCACCACCGCGCTGCCTGACGAAATCAAGCGCATCACCACCATCGCCGGAGACGCGGTGGCGGCGGATACGATCCACGTCACCGTCCGCGACGAGTCGAATGCCGTCTACGCCGTCCGCTCGATCGCGCTGTACCTCTCTGATGGCACGCTGTTCGCAGCCTATGGCCAGGCCGACGTGCTGGTCGAGAAGTCGGCGCAGGCCATGCTGCTGCTCGCGCTCGACGTGCGCTTCGCGGATATCGCGGCGACCAGCCTGACCTTCGGGTCCACCAACTTCCTCAACCCGCCGGCCACGACGGAAACCGCCGGTGTTGCCGAGCTGGCGACCGATACCGAGACGAGCGCCGGCACCGACGATCGCCGCGCCGTAACGCCCAAGGGGCTCAGCTTCGCGCTTTCGGCGCGCCTGTCGGGCTGGGGCAGCGATATCTGGCGCGCAAGCAACGACGGCGCCGGCTCTGGCCTAGACGCGGATCTGCTCGATGGGCAGCAGGGCAGCTATTACGCCGATGTCGTCGGGCGCCTCGGCTATCAGCCGGTGCGGCGAACCGGCGACACCATGACGGGGCCGCTGGACGTGCCCCAGCTCTACGTGTCGTCGGGGGACCTCGTTCTCCGGCGCACAGACTTCCCCTGGGGCTATGTGCTCCGCCCCGATCAGGACGGCTTCCGCAACCTCATGGTCGCGACCGTGGGCGGCGGCCCGCTCGATAATTTCGCGATCAATGCCGCCAATTTCACGAAGCAGGGCAGCGCCGTCTGGCACGCGGCGAACGACGGCGCCGGCTCCGGCCTGGATGCGGATCTGCTTCGTGGCCGCGATCTCATCAACTCGCCAGCATTCACCGGCTCCATCCTGACCCTGAACAATGGACTGCTGCTGCTTCAGCACGACGGCTCCAACGCGTATCTGCGCCCGCTCAATGGTACCGGAAGCCTCTCGCTCGGCGCCGGCAACAACAATGTGGTTCAGATCACTCCAGCCGGCGCTGTGATGATCAGCGGGGGTACCGCATGGCATGCGGCCAACGACGGCGCGGGCTCAGGCCTGGACGCCGATCTGCTCGATGGGCAGGACGGCGGCTACTACGCCAACATCGTCGCCCGGCTGGGCTACACGCCTTTCAACAGGGCGGGCGACACCATGGTCGGGAGCCTTGGCCTGCAGCTGCCGAACTTCTACATCTACGGGAGCGGCACCTCGGCGGTCATCAATTTCGATGCCAACGATTTTCTGTACTTCGATCGTAACGCCAACAATCTCAGGCTGGGCCTTGGTGGCAGCGACGCCCCTGTCTGGCATGGTAACAACGATGGCGCCGGCTCCGGCCTGGATGCCGATCTGCTCGATGGCCACGAGGGCGGCTACTACGCTGACATCATCGGCCGCCTGGGCTTCTGGCCGGTGCGCCAGGGCACCGGCATCGGCCAGCTCAGCAACGTCGTGCAAATGGGCTGGTCGGGCACGCGCGTGAAGGTCACGATCGACGCTTCGGACATGGGCAACATCGTGTTCGACAATCACATCGCCGACGTCTGGCGCGTGTCGAACGATGGCGCCGGCTCCGGCCTCGACGCCGATCTGCTCGACGGACGTCAGGCCTCCGACTTCGCACTGCTCAACGACGGCTCGCGCTTCGGCGCCAATGGCAATGGCTATTGGGAACGGCGCCCGAACGGCGTCATCGAGCAATGGGGCACGGTGACGGGCCCGTTCAGCGAGGGGCAGGTGTTCATCCCTTTCCCGGTCGCATTCACCAACGCCGATAGCATCAACATCTCGGCGACGGGCGTGAACAGCTTCGGCAACAATCGCTACGACATCACCATCCAGCGCGTCTCCCGCTCGACGGACGGCTGCACGCTGATGGTCCAGTACACGGCGGCCTCGACCTCGATCAATCAGATCGACGGTATCGACTGGCGCGCGGTGGGCATTTGAGCAGGAAAGGAACCCTCATGAAGACCACGATCAACAGCGTCACCGGCAGCACCGCCAACGTCACCTTCGAGCATGCCGGCATCACCCACACCCGCGACGTCAACGCCTGCCTCACCGCCAAGGGCAAATATGATGCGGCGGCAACCGAGGCGCGCATCGCCGATGTGGCACGCGGCGTCGAGGTGAAGATCGCAGCCGGCGCCATCACCAATGCGCCGCCGCAGGAGCCGGCGCCCACCGAAGGGAAATAGGCTCACCTTGTAAAGCGCGCTTTTACAAGGCCAGACCCGCGCGCGTTTCCGGTGCTGGCGGCACAGTCCTGCACCGTGAGCGACCTCAACGATCCCCGCCGCCTGATCGGCAACCTGATGCGCCTTGGCACGATCGAAAGCCTCGATCTGGCCGAGGGCACGGTGCGCGTCCGCGTCGGCGAGATCGTCACCGGCGACATCCCCTTCGCCGCGCCGCGCGCTGGCGCCGTGCGGATCTGGTCGCCGCCGAGCCTCGGCGAGCAGGTGATGCTGCTCTGCCCCGAGGGCGATATCGAAGCCGGCATCATCCTTGGCGCGCTGTTCTGTGACGCGCACCCTGCCCCCGCCAGCGATGCGACGTGCCTGATCGACTTCCCTGATGGCACGCGCGTCACCTACGACCCCGCCGCCCACAAGCTCACCATCGCAATCGGTGCCGGCGGCTCGGCCGAGATCACCGCCCCCGGCGGGATCACCCTCAACGCCGACGTCACGCTCAACGGCAAGCTGGACGCCACCGGCAAGATCACCAGCGCCGATGACGTGCTAGCCGCCGGCAAGAGCCTCAAGAGCCACAAGCATTTGGCTGTCCAGCCCGGCAGCGGCGTCTCGGGTGTGCCGCAATGAGGGGCATGGATGCCGCCACCGGCAAGCCGCTCGAAGGCGATGCGCACCTGGCGCAGTCGGTGGGGCGCATCCTCTCGACGCCGATCGGCACCCGCGTCGGCCGCCGCGATTTCGGCTCGCTGCTGCCCGAGCTGGTCGATCAGCCCGCCAACGCCGCCAGCCGCATCCGGATCTTCG